GGAGGTTATTTCAGCAACACCATCTGGCTCAAATCTAATGCTTATCATCATACATAATCCTGATTCGGCCAGTCCGATACACAAAGTTGCTATGCTGGTTGATTATAGTTCAAATCTGCTCGCCTATCGGTATTTTAAAGATGGTGAGCCCTTCGGTTATTTCTTTGATACGGCTCAAGAGAAGTATGTTCGGCATGAGTACACGTCCGAAGAGAAAAAGGGCTGTATGGGGTGCCATAAGGATCAAGCAAAGGTAAACAAAACAATTTAGGAGGAATCTAATGTTAGACAGACTTATCAAAAACTGGAAAACCACCATGAAGGCAGTCATTCCGGGTATCGGTGTTATCGTGGCTAAATTCGGATTTAACTTGGATTTGATTGAAGCAGGCGCGATAGCGGCAATGGTGTATGCCATTATCCTGCTTTTCTCAAAAGACCCGGTGAAATAATGACCGGCTTTCTATGGCTCATAGCCGAAAGGCTAATAACCAAACTCTTAGATAAGGCATTAGAGAATGAAAAGAAATCTTATGATACTAAGTCTAGCGATGCTCTTCTTGATCGCGTGCGCAGGCATATCCTTCAAAGACAACACGACCCAGGTAGCAGTGGACGTGAGCGCAGCGACAGCGGGGTATCTGATAGGCCAGAACAATCCGGCTAAGATTCCTGGATGGAACGGCTGGATTGACAAGGTACTTGCTTTCAAGGCCGGTGATTCCATTCTAACTTACGAGACATTGCTTGCCAAGGGATTTGAATTTGTTGCTGATAGCCCTTTCCTTGAGATGCAATTCAGCAAGGTAATTCGCCTCCTGGAATTCCCGAAATTGCAACCGCCCGGATTGCCGTTTCTCAAAGCTGAATACCTTGAAATGGTGAGGATTGTTCTTTCCGGTTTCAGGGATGGATTATATGCCGCCCAAGCAGAAAAACAATAAGGCAGGCCGCCCCCGCGAATTCAAAGAGGAGTACATCCGGCAAGCCCGGATTGCCTTTGGTGAAGGCTTTACCGATCTTAAGTTCTGTGAACTCATAGGCATTTGTAGGGATAGCCTTATACGATGGCGCCGGGAATACCGGGAATTCGGGATCGCGGTTCAAGAGGGGAAGGATGAGTTTGATACCAATAAAGTTGAAAAATCTCTTTGCAAAAGAGCGACTGGATACCGTTATACAGAAACGACACGTGAACCCGATGTTAATGGTAAATTGCAAGTTGTTAAGACAATTTCAAAACATGTTGCTGACACCACTGCCATGATCTTTTGGCTCAAGAACCGGCGCAGAGACCGCTGGAAAGACATCAAGGCAGTCGAGGCTTCTGGACCCGATGGCGGGCCGATACCGATCAGATATGTGGACGCAGATGAACCCAAGTCGTGACATACCAGTAACCAGGATTTATAAGCGCAATCAAGCGGCAAGGGAAACACTTGTGGTCAATCGTGGCGGGGCCCGGTCTTCCAAATCATACAGCATCGCACAGATGTTTATCTCCGAACTTACTACCGGAAAAAACAAAAGTCTTCTGGTTACGAGAAAGACATTCCCTGCATTGCGAATTACCGCGTACCGCCTTATCGTCAATTTGCTCAAGGATTATGGATATTATTCCTATTGCCATCATGACAAAACGGAAAAAAGTCTGACCTGGCCTGAGACAAACAATTGGATGTACTTTTCGAGCATCGATGATCCTGAGAAAATCAAATCTACCGAATGGAATAAGATCTGGATGGAAGAAGCAACGGATTTCACTTATGACGATTTCCGCACCCTGCAACTCAGGTTAAGCGGACCCCATCCGGAGGGCGAACGCAATCAACTTTTTATGTCTTTCAACCCGATCGATGCCTTTCACTGGATCAAAAAAGATGTAATCGAGAAAGAGCCCAATATCGTTGAGATCGTTTCCACATACAAAGACAATCCTTTCTTATCCAAGGAATATATTGATATCTTGCTCAATCTCAAAAAGACAGATCCGAATTATTGGAAAATCTATGGCGAGGGTGAATGGGGTATCCTGGAAAACCTCATCTATCGCAGCTGGGATACCATACATCCGGATCACTGGCCTGAGAATTTTGACATAACAATATACGGCCTGGACTTCGGTTTCAATTCCCCTTCGGCCCTAATCGCAATCAACATGAAGGATGGCGAACCTTATGAGCGCGAATTGCTCTATGAAAGCAATTTGACAAATACGCAACTCATTGAACGGTTGAAAGATCTTATCCCAAATAAGAATGATTATCTTTTTGCAGATACGGCGGAACCGGCAAGAATTAAAGAGATATCAAATGCGGGTTTTAACATTTACGAATCCGACAAATCCGTCACGGATGGCATTGACTATGTGAAATCGCTCAAGGTGCATCTTCATCAGGAAAGCGATAATCTGATTAAGGAAAAACGGGCGTACAAATACAAGCAGAAACGAAGCAAAGTAACGGAGGGCAGCCGGAAAGTGGATATTGACCAGGTACTTGATGAGCCCCTCAAATTCAATGATCATCTCATGGATGCAGAACGGTATGCACTTTATACCTTTCGTGTCATGTTTGGTGAGGGTAAATGGGAAGGCGGTTTTGGAGTAGGCCAGACCGTAGCAAGTGGAGCGGATTGGTAAATGAACAGACTTAGCGCAGCATTACAAGCATTCAAGAAACCCGATCTTCCGGAAAAGGAAGCAGGCACCCCCAAAGCCGGTGAAATTGGTATAGCGAGAACCAGTCTTTATGGCCTCGGTACTTTCCATGACTATGATCCGGATACGCTCAAGATCACCAAGGGGAATGAAGTCTACAGCAACATGGTCAAAGACGATCAGATAAAGCCTACCCTTCAATTCAAAATGAATGCCGTTCTGAGCCGTGACTGGTACTTCGATGTGGAAACGGATGACAATGGAGAGCCCCAGAAAGATCAACAGGAAATGGCCGACCTCTTTGAATACATTATCAAACAATGCAAGGGCAGCTTTTCAGATAAGTTGATCGAGATTCTTTCTGCCTTCCAGAATGGGTATTCTGTAATCGAGAAAGTCTTTCAGCCGATCACCTATGACAGCAAGACATACTGGGGCTTGAAGGATCTCAAATTAAGGCCCGCCGAAACCTTCAACGGCGGCTTTCAACTCGATGAGCATGGCAATATCGAGAAAATCAGCCAGGTTGTGGGGGGGGCCCGGAATGAGATACCCCTCAGCAAGATCATCCATTTCGTGCATCAACCGGACGTGAATCGCATATACGGTGAATCGGATTTACGCGCCTGCTATCGCTCGTGGTGGTCAAAGGATATCGTAATTCGATTTTATAATATCTTTCTTGAGCGGCATGCAAGCGGGTTTATCTGGGCCAAAGTTACAGGTACTCTGATAGGAAATGAGAAAACAAATCTTGAAGATTTACTGAATAATATCTCGGCGCGTATGGCAGCACATCTGCCCGATAAAATCTCCCTTGAGCAATTCCAGCCTGTCCGGACTGATGCTTTCGAGAAGGCAATTGCCCTGCATAACCGGGCTATGGCTCGATCAATCCTGGTTCCGAATCTCCTGGGCCTATCTGAAGAAGGACAGACAGGTAGTTACAGCCAATCGCAAACGCAACTTGAATCTTTTTTTTGGATTCTGGATATCATCGCAACACGCCTTGAGGAAACCTTGAACGAGCAGCTTTTCAGGCAACTTGCAATTTGGAATTTCGGCACTGAAGATTTTCCGTGGTTCCGGTTTGAACCGATTTCAGATGAACAAAAATCTAAGATAGCAAAAGATTGGGCCGAACTTGTGAGCAAGGGAGCCGTAACCAAGAGTGACACCGATGAGGCCCATGTCAGGCAGATTATGGGGTTTCCCGAAAAGGCAGAGGAAGAAGAGCTACCCCCGGAAGAAATACCTGGCGGGGGCCTGCCCGGTGAGGAACCTCCCTCAGATGAAGAAATAGAAAACTGGGTTTCCGCACAACCCAAGGAAAAACAGGATTTCATAAGGAAGGAATTCGCTGAAAAGCCATGGCTCAAGCGCGTAGATTTCACCGCGATCAAAGGCACCCTCGATGACCAGGATACAAAGTTTGTTGATGATCTCAAGGAAAGCATGGCCCAGGCGCGGGTATCCATCGAAAAGCAGATTATCAATATCGTTGGCCAGAGATCTCTTGGCAATGTCAAGCTCAAGGAACTGCTTGGAATAGGGTTGGCAAAGTCCCTCACGCGAAAGGTGAGGCAGGATATACAGAGAAATTTGAGCATTGTGCTTGAAAACGGGTATGA